TTTCTTATCGTCTGCTTTCTTCTTATACTTTCCAGTACCAGCATCAGACTTAGCACCTTTAACTTTCTTCTGTTGTCCTGCTGGTTTACCATACTCCTTACGGATCTTAGTTTTAACAAAGTTAAGTGCTTTATCATCACTACCACCCTTATTATAACCCTTCTCTTTCTTGAGGCGAGTTGCTTCTTTAAATGTCAAGAGGTTCTCAGTTCTGCTTTCTTCTGTCCTTTTTTCTGAGATTTTTTCTTGACTTGCATAAGTGTCATCGCTGGATGTACTATGTATAACCTCTTCTCTCTTATATGCAGGAACCTTTGCACCTTTAACACCTCTTCTTTCCTTATGCTCTTCTCTACGTTTGTCAATCAACTTACCTCTCTTATTTTCTGGATCAAACATTGCTGGTTCACCATGACCAGGTCCAGACCTTCTATAGTTTCTGATAGATGCTTTACCGTAGTCACTACGACCTTGATCTACCTTTGCTTCAGTTGCATACTCTACTTCTTCTTTCTTGGTTTTCTTCACACAGTTTGGATATCTCTTTCCAAACATAGTTTTCATACCCTTCTTCTCATAACCTTTCCAACATGCTTCATCTACTGTCTCCTCCTTAACACTACCAACAGGTTTGCAGTTAGGAACCATCTTCCCACCTTTTTTCTTCATACCATATGCTTTATAACCTTTCCAACATGCCTCATCAACCTTCTTCATATCCTTAAGATGTTTTTTTATTTTTTCTGACTGACCCTTATGCATTTTACTTGCACCAGCCAATTCCTTTGCAACAGTCTTAAGAACTTTGTCTTCATTCATTTTCTTTTTAGAATCAGTCCTAACATATGTAGGTTTTGCAGCACCTGACTTGGACTGTTGATTAGGATCTGCTGCTTTCTTTCTTCTTGATGCAGAATCTCTTTCTGCCTTTGTCATGCTGGCACGTTTGGAAGATGATACACACTTTGGTGTACCCTCACCTGGTTCATCACTAGCACAAGTTCCACCTGTCTTGACGTTTACCCAACCTGCCTTACCATCTTTAGACTTAGATCCCTTAAACCACTTGTGCAAGGAACCTTCTTGCATTTGATCATCTTTAACTTTTTCAGGAGAAGATTCAGTGTCTTTAATTTTTGCCTTCTGCATTTCTGCATTTCTTTTTCTAGCAAGTCTCATATTCAACTTAGACATCTTCTTCTGAATCTCTAGTTCCTGTGGGGTCATGGGAACACCACCACCTACTGCTTCTTTAACAACAGGTTTACTGTGCTTTTTCTTGCTACCAATCTGTCTCTTCAGACTTTCATAGTCAAAACGAGTTTTTATTTCTCGTGCTTTATCTTGATCTTTTGGATCATCACTCGCAGCAAGAACAGATGCCTTTTCTAAATGTCCAAGTTTACCTTCGTTCATTTTTAGTTACTCACCTTCTCTTGCTTTATACCCCTTATGGTGCATTCGTGTTCCACCTTCACTTGTATAGGTTTCCCTTTCCATTCTACCACCCATTTCACCACGTCTTCTTGCAGCATTTCTATCTGCTGCTCTTCGTGCTGCTGCCTTTCTTGCCTTATCGTAAGAAGACATTGCCTCATTAAATTTATTTTCCTTACCATAAGTTATGCAAGGAGTTTGTCCACAACCACAATTTTTTGGTTTCCTTCCCTCCTCAACCTTATCAGCCTTGGCAACGTTCTTACCTTTTAGAGTTTCTGCACCTTTTTTAAGATCTTTCAACTCCTTATTAACCACTTCCATCTCAAGTAACTCACCACCCATCTCTTCTACTGCTTCAGTAAACTTAGGGTTGATAACTACTTTGTTCTTTACCTTTTTTTCCTTTACTTCTTTTTCTACTCTGTCTTCAGGTCCAGCAACAATCTCAACAAGGTCACTTAAGTCAGTTCTCCAATCAGATAGAGACTCTTTCTTTACCTTCTTACCCATTGCTTTTTTGATTGCCTTGTCTTTGGAACCAAAATACTCATCCTTACCACTTTCAATTTTACCATCACCATCATAATCCTTAGCAGCTTTCTTTTGTTCTGTATAGATCACATGCTCATGCATACTTGCTTCTAGAATTTCTAGTTCTTCTACAGGAACATTCTCAACAATATATTGTTCAAATTCAACATCATAATGTGCTACATTTCCACTCTCATCAAGATCATGCATTCCTTTTATACAATCACCAATACCATACTCTTCATGCTTAACTTTTGATGCACAGTCATGCTTTTTCTTCTTTTTCTTTACTAAACCACCACCACTATAACCATACATTTTTCCTTCATAAGCATATCTGTCATCAGACTTACTAGTGTCACCTTTTTTCTTTACTATGTCAGCAGCAATCTTCTTCTTAGTATCTTGCTTCAAGTCTCTCTTCTTCAATGCACCCATAACTTCCTTAGTTTTGGTTGTTTCATAAGACTCACCATGCATACCAGTATGATATTTCTTGCTCTTCCAGTTAGGATCATCCTTCTTCATCTTCTCACGTTCAAATGCAGCATAGTCTCTTTCCTTCTTAGCTGCTTTCTTATCTCCTTTCATACTATCATAGGTAGCATCCTTACTACCTTTCTTTGATCTATCATAATCAACGATAGCAGCAACAGTCTTATAAGTATCTTTGACGTTTACTTCCTTTTGCTCTTCTACATTCTTTATGGCTTCTTTATGAGCCATCTTTTGGTTCCAAGACTCTACTGCATCCTCTAATCTACCACCCCTTGAGATGACAGATGCCTTATGTCTTGCAAATTCGTAACTATCTTTTAGGTGATCAGCAGCTTTATATGCTTTATTACCTGCTTTATAGTTTTGATATGCCTTAGTATTTGCCTTTTTATCAGCATTAGTGACTACTAAACGAGTATCTTTATTCTCTTTTTTAGAACCACCGTAGACTGCTTCCATATAAACTTTGGAAATATCGTTCAACTGATTGCTAGACATTGTAATACTCTATTTTTTTCTATACTTATTTATGAATTCTTTTATATTGAAATTTTTAATTTTTTCCTGTCCAGGAACCATAGCTTGTGCATTTTTCCTATATCCAGTGGTTCCAACCAACATATTTGGGTGATTTTTGTCTCTCATTCGACTCTTCATCCTAACTTCAGTGTATTCCATCACGTCTTTTACCCAAGATTTGAACATATTTTCCTCTTTTGTGAGACAAATTAGATGATTTGTGCCTCTACGAATGATTCTACCCACCAAACCAGTGTTTAAACTCTCTATAAGATCACCAATATTAAAGATTTTATTGTTAACATAGTTTTCACGAAGTCCTTTTTGATCAAGTTTTGGAGCAATTGTCCACAATTCTGCTACTTCTTTTGATTTCTTTTTCTTTACTTTCATACCTGTGCGAACAGCATCAAAGATTGCCTGAGTGTCTGCATCCTTCACACCTTTAGGCATTCCCGACTTAAATGACTTGAAATCATCATCTGCAACTGCCTTTCTTAACTTAGAAGCAGACATTCCTTCTACTCCTGCAGCATCAGCATCTCTTACACCAGCAGAAATAACCCTAATATTGTCAAAATCATAGAGTTCACCATTATATTTTGTTGCTAAGTTCTCAAATTCTGCTTGTCTATCTGCTCCAACGATGATATTTACGTTCTTATAACCATCTTCAAATGCTGTTGATAGAACATCAAAGATAGTTTTCATCTCCGAATCATTGATAATCTCTTCTTCATAGTCAGGGAACATCTTCTTCATATAAGAGATCTTCATGTCAGGATCAAGAGGATTCTTCTTTGGATCCTGTGATCTTGATGGATAAATCTTTAATGCTCCACCTACTGCTGCTTTTCTTGCTGCACTTAATAACTTTTCGTGTCCTGCAGTTGGTGGATTAAACCTACCAAATGCTGTTGTGAGTGTATCTCCTTCTGCGCTTCCACCTTCTCCTTCACCTTCTTCAGGTTTTGCCGCCTTAGTTGGTGCTTTTTGTTGTAATGGAGCACCTGCTAACTTATCATCAGCACGAGCAGTTGCCATCTTCCTAACTGGACCTTCATCAGCTGCTTTCTTTTTCCTGTCTATGAAAACAAGTCTGCCTTTTTCTGTAGTTGCAACGATATTACCACGGGTGTCTATCCAACTCCCATGACCATCACTTTTTAGGTTTAACTTAGCAGCTTGTGCTGATGCTTGTGAAGCACCTGCCTCTGCTAGAAATTGGAAAAGATTCTTCATAACTATATTTAGTATATTTTTAAAAAGGGACCATTCTTAGAAGAAAATTCTTTCTTTGCACCATAATAAAGAATCTTACCCCAATCTTCCATTTTATCCTTCTTGTTAATTTGCATCCATATCTTTGCCCATTCCATACCAATCAATTTAGATGAAAATCTTCCAGCAGAACTTCTATCTTTAACATCCTTTTCATATTCAATTGCTTTATCCAATACCTTTTCAAAACCTTCTCCTATTCTTACATTATTTTCATATACTGCAACCTCACCAAAATCAATTTTAAAACTAGATCTATGTAACTCATTATAAAGATCAATCCAATATTGTTTATGATGATCTTCCCACTGACCAACTGGAGGAATATGACTATGTTTAGATGCAGAAAGAGGTCTTTCCAATCCAATATCATTTAAAAATTTATCCAATGCAACAGTAGAAACCTTTCCAAGTTTAGCACCAGCATCTTTTCCTTTAGGAGTAAGGTCTGTCTGAACTACATTCCTTTCTTTAGAGTATTGGAAATTCCTTGACTGACCATGAATTTCAGCACCAGATTCAGTCTTTAAATCAAATCCCAATTCTCCTGTATCAAATAAGTATGGTGCTTTCTTTCCTAACGTAAGATTTAATTTTAAAGAATCTTCAATGGGCATAATCTTCAATCGAGTAGATATATCAGATTTCATATTTGCAAGTTCTACATCTGCAGTTTTCTTATTTTTTTTAATTGCCTTCAAAGAAATACCTATTAAAATCTTATCCTCTAATAAATCTCGCATATAAGCATTTAAAATAGTAAGATTGGAAGGTTTATTCATCCCATCAATATTAGTTAATTCCCTAATTGTTCCTTCCACCACCTTTTTCATATTCTTCTTCACCATAACAATATCCATAGGATTCCACCTATCCTTAACAGATACACCACAATCAGTTTTTGCTATATTTTCAATGAAAGGCATAGTTCCACTATCCCTAGAATACTCATAACCTTTCTCATTATCAATATATTCTTTTACAGCAGCAACTTGTTTTCTATATGTTATTTTCCACTGCAAATTATAACCATCATATACTTTTTTCATTACATTAGTAGATGGTTCTACATTTTTTTCTATCACAGATTCAAAGAATACCCTTGAACCATTTTCTTGTTTAGCAGTTTCTATTGCACTAGTTGCCATAACTTATGAAATTTTTGCGTGTGGTCCAAATTGACCTTTAGTGGTTACCTTCATACCATAATATAAAATATCTGACCAAAAATCAGGATCATCACCATGATTTTTAAGAGCATCATACCAGAAATTTAAAAGTGCTAATTTTGTTACACCAGCTATGCCCATTCCATCCTTCATACGAGCCTCATATGCTTCATAAACACCATCTGCCCAAGTCTCAAATGTAATTCCATTTTTATAATTATTTTTCTTATGTTTATGAACAAAATTAAACCACTTCTCATATTTTTTATATTCTGGTGAAGTTGGATCCTGTATAATATCAGCAAAATCCTCTCCAGTTGCAGGATAATCCTTAAAGTTATTATCAAAAGTTACATTAGATGCACCCCCATCTCTTAATAATCTAAGAACAAATTGTTTTAATGTCTGTCCCCCTTGAGCTCCTCTAGCACTTGGTATAGATGTATTAAAAACAATATTAACACCTGATCTAGTAACAGCAACTTGAAATTTAGCACTACTAGGAACTTTATTACCAAATAAAATATAAGTAGTTGCTGCTGGTACTTTCTTTAATGATGAAGATGAGGATGCTGATTCATTACCAGGAAAGTTTGCAAAAACATTTCTAAGTTCAAAGTAAACATCTTTCATACCAAATTCTTCTAATTTAGAAAATGCTTTAAGATTAGTTAATAATCTTGATGAATCAACATTATATATTTTAAACTTTGGCATGTCTCCCGACTCAATTTTTTTAAGAGATATTCCAACTAATTCCTTTTTCTCCATCAACTTAACAATATGAATATTCAATTTCATTAAAGTATTTGCACTTGGTGATTTACTAGCTTTCTCAATCTCTTGTTCAAGAGTTCCTTGTTCAGATCTTTTAACTGCCCATATATCAGCAGGATTCCACTGCGTATAATTTCTTGCTTTATCCTCAATACCAGGATCTCCTTGCAAAGTTTTTAAATGCTCTGCAAAAAATACTTGCATATCTCTTTGCCCTTTATAATCTTTATGCTTAAATGTAGCCCATGTAGACCTAGAATAATTTTTAAAAAACAATATATTTTGGTGAAGAAATGTATAAATCCATTCATCTAACTTATGTCCCCATTCTTTACCAAACAATTTCTCCAAGTCTTTATAAACATCATGAACAAAAATATCCTGTTCACTCTTAAATTCTTTACCTTTTGAATCTAATGCTGCATTAAGTATCAACATAGTTGCTGGTTCTGATATTGCTGGTTTCAGTGAACCTTTTTTTCCTGGTTTAGGATACTCTCTAACATCAAAATCAATATGTTTTTGACCTTTATCAGAATATCTCAATCTAATAACTGGGGTCTCTATGTTTTTGTTTATACCCTTTACTTTTTCTTCTACCTTTGTTAAAGCACCACCTTTAAATTTTTCCATCAAGGTTTTAATCATTTTACTTTTAAAATTTTTCAATACTGGTTCAGTATCAGGACTATCTAATACAATCTTTACACCTGATTTTAAAGTCTTAATATTAAACAGTATTCTCTCAAAATAAACCTTCCCTTTAGAATCTTGCTTACCCAAATTAGAAAGATAATTTTCTATAATTTCAGTATCTATTTTAGCAGCCATATCAATCCTTCTCTGCTTGTGCTCTCTCCTTCTCCATACGTTTCGTCTCTATAGCTTTACGTCTATCTTCCCTCTCTCTTTCTAAATCCTGTTTGATTTCATCCTTCATTGCCTCTTTCTTTTTATTCTCTGCCTCTGCTTCATCCTTTGCTGCTTGTGCTGCATCTCTTTGTGCTTTTCTCTTTGCTTCCCACTCTCTCTTTTTCTCTGCAGCAGCTTGATTAGCAGAATCATTCTTTTCTTTCTGAGCAGCAAAACTTGCCGAAGCGTCAGAAGAAACCTGAGCACCTTTCTCTTTGGATCGTGCTAAGGTTTCTCTTTGTCTTTGTGCTAATGCTGCTCTTCTTTGTTCTATATTTTCAGAAAACTGATCGAAAGATTTCATCTCTTCTTAAAGTAATGTTCTACCACTTCTAACTGATCATGATAACGTGCTATCTTATCTAGTTCAACTTGAATTGCTTCAGTAATATCTGAGTGCTCTCCAATACCCATTGGATGTTCAAGATAAACTTCCACGTTTGCCTTATGCTTTGCAATCTCACCTTGTGCGTGAGCTTTCACTGCTGTTAATAATTGATCTCTCATGTGTAACATTACAACCTCATAATCTAGGATTATTTATAGATCTCCTTCTGCACGATTTTCCGACTTGTGAACATCAAACTCACCACCAGGATAACGTGCTTTAAGTTTTTCAACATTCATCTCAATAATTTCATCAAATGATGTGTCAAGTGCCATACATGCTTGTGCAATATACCAACATATATCACCTAGTTCTCTCTTCATATGAAAGACATTATCTTCATTATATGGTTTACCTTGAAGGATAATCTTCTTTACTACTTCTGTAAACTCACCTGCTTCAGCAGTTAAACCAAGTGCAGCAGTAATTAGTGGAGGGATATTACAGTCATCCTCCAACTCCAAATTATTCATACGAGTAAGAAGTGCTGCATAATCACGACTCTCATTACTCGTTACACCTTCAACAAAATCAAGATACCTATCAGTATCAACAGTTTTCTTACCTTTGATGCTATTCAAAAATTCAACACGTTCAATTGACATTCTTTGCCTCCACTAATGCAGATGATTTACTAAGTTGTTCTATTGCTTCTAGAACTTCAGGAGTTTCTTCCCAACTCCATTCCTGATTATGCTGTTCGTTTTTCTTTTCTATTTTGTGTGTTCTTAAAGTCATGATTGATCAAATTTAAAATCTTTGAAAGACTTCTTTGGTTTTTCCTTAAAATTATACTCTTCATCTTGTCCACTGTCAACTATATCTTCTTGAGCACTTTGCTCACAGTCATACAATCTCATCTTGGCACGATCAATACCTACTACAAATCGTTTGAAGACAGTAGGATCATTATACCTATTCTTTAACTGCTTCACCATTATCTGATTTAACCCTTCCAACTCTTCTGTAGAAATAAGGGCAAACATAAGGTCAGCAGTAGCAGGGAGTCCAAAAGATTCAGAGGTGTCAGTAAGGTCCACATCGCTACTGCCGTAGCCGCTACGAGTAGTTTGAGTGGCAGATACAATCGGAAGGTTCGTCTCAACTGCGAGACCCCGTAGTTCTTCTGCGATTGCTTTGATGTAGGAGTAGGAGTTGACATTTCCATTTGCTCTATACCTAGATGAGGCACAGATATTAAGATAATCTATGAATATTATATCAGGTCTGAATGATTTTTTCAATGCCAGTTCATTTAGAAGAGATCTAAAATGTGCTGAATGTGCAGATGCAGTAGGATACTCTTTTATAATTAAGGTTCCTTGAGTCTTCTTAGCAAGATTAGTTACCTTATTTTCAAACATTACTTTGGGAAGATCTGTTATATCTTGTATAGGAACATTAAGTAAGTTAGCATCGATCCTCTCCGCAATCTTTTCCTCTGCCATTTCGAGAGTGATGTAGAGGACGTTTTTTCCTTGGAGTAATGCACTGCTAGCCACATGACACATGAATAAAGACTTTCCAACCCCTGTGCCAGCAAGAGCAATGTTGAGAGTCTTATTCGGTAAACCCCCTTTCGTAATTTTGTCAAAGTATTCGAGGTCGAACGGTATCTTGTCTTCCTTCCTATGGTACGATTCGTATCTTGCTTCATAATCGGTTAAGTAATCATGTCCTACATTACTATCGAAAGACACAGCCAAAGCATCACTGAGAATAGCAGGAATAGCATCCCTTCCTTTAGTGTCATCCTTTCCATCTGCTAATTGTATAGACTCCATCAATGCCAAATATATAGCAC